GACCTAATACAAATTTATTAAAATATTTAGATAATCAAGAAGACCCAAGTGATGAAGAATTGTTGGAAGCTTTTTTAGCATTCATGGTAGATGAAAATAAAAAGAAAGATCCAACTAATAACCAAATAACACTTATGGATAGATTGAATAGAAGGTGGGCTAATAAAGGTGCTCCAGATGTAGATCCAATGATTGAAGATATAAGAAATAGAACAATACAGAATGAAACTGATTATATAGAAAGACAGGATGCAATTAAAATAAATTATGGTGGTACACAGATAGGGGTTGGAACATTTTTAGAAGGGAATACAATTTTTAAACAGTTTCATTTAGAGGCTATGAATCCGGAATCAGAAAAGGGAGTACATAAATACAAAGGTATGTTTGAAACAAATCATGGAGGTCTTTCTGTAGATGGAGAGGTGTTAAGAAAGTGTATTCCTGGAGTAAATAATAAAGAAGATTTTGTGACAAGGTTTGAGGTAGGAGAAGCTTCAGATCAAAAAGGAGTTAGGGGCAGTCAAAAGGGTAGGACTACTGGTAGTAAAAAAATTGTTTATGCTATACAAGAAAAGACTAATCCAGATACGGGAGAAGTAACAACTGAAAGAGTAGAAGTTGGAGTTAAGGTGGCTAGAACTAAGTCAGGAAAACTTGGTAAGTTACAAACAGTTTATCAATGGTCAGATAATATGAAAAAATGTTTTTCAAAAGACGGTAAGCGTGGTTAATTAGTATGAAAACACAACTACTTTGCACTTTTGCAAAAAAGAACAATTTAAATGAGATAATTGATATTATTATTAGTTGTAATACAATTTTGTTTGATAAAATATATGTTTTTAATAATACACATGAGCCTACTAATTTGATTTGTACATATAATGTTGAGTTTGAAACAGATTTTATGGAAGGAATACCAAATACAATTTCACTACATAGAAAAAAACATACCAATACTTTATATACAATAAATGCATTAAATAAAATTATATTACAGTTAAACAATGGAATACTTGATAAAAAACTCCCAATACCCTGGGATGATTATCGTAATTGTATTTTATTATATAATGACGATAAATTGGTAGAGATAAAAACAAAAATTCATAAAGTAGTATTAGTTTCAGAGTGGGGAATGGAAGATTAGGTTAAATTTAAGTTATATGGAATACAGGTTTTATTATCCAGATTTTAGAATACATAAAGAACATACATTAAAATCCAAAGAATTAAATAAAATATTTGGACAACCTATTGCATTTTGGTATGGATCATCCCCATATAAAAAGGCAAAGAAGATTCAAAAACGAATTAAAAGATTATTTGATAGAGCGGATCCGTATTTACCTTATATTGTTATATATTCTATACCAGATAGAGATTTGGGTCATTATGCTAAAGGTGGAGAAATTAATCAAGGAGACTATATAGATTTTATAAAAGATGTAGCAAAGGGGATAGAAGATAAAGCTCCAATAGTAATATATGAACCAGATGCATTAGCGCAGTCATTTGATATGAAATATGAAGAAAAACAGAAAAGAATTAGATTAATTAGAAAAGCATTAAAATTTTTACATAAAGGATGTAATGCTAAGATATATTTAGATGTTGGGCATCCATATTGGTTAACAGTGGATGAAGTTATAAATATTTTGAGTAAATTTGATAAAGAATCTTATGAAGGGTTTGCTTTAAATACATCAAATTTTGTTTCTACGGAACAATGTATGAGTTATGGAGATAAAATATCTGATAAAATAGATAAGCATTATGTGATAGATACTTCTAGAAATGGGTTTGGATATACAGGTGATTGGTGTAATCCAAAAACAGCAGTGATAGGTAAGTTTCCAACTACTAAAACTAATAATGAATTGTGTGACGCATTTTTATGGATTAAACCTATAGGTGAATCGGACGGGAAACAAAACGGTGGACCTAAAGCAGGTAGGTTTTATTATGAGTATGCTATTAATATCATTAAAAATTCAAAAAAAATTGGTAGTTTGTAAAACTACTTAGCTACTTATATGTGAATGGTTCTTAAATTGATTGACCATTTACAATTAATAATTAATAATTAAAACATACATATAGGAGATTAACAAATGGATTTAGATCTAGTAAAACGACGCTTAAATCAGTTACAAGCAACAAATCAAAGAACATCCGTTCTTTGGAAACCACAACCAGGAACACAAATTATTAGAATTGTACCTTATAAATTTAATAAGGACAATCCTTTTATAGAATTATTTTTCCATTATAATTTAGGTGGAAAATCTTATCTATCACCAATTTCTTTCGGTCGTCCAGACCCAATAGAAGAATTTGCTCAGAAGCTGAAAACTTCTGGTAATCGTGATGATTATAGATTAGGTAAGAAATTAGAAGCAAAAATGAGAACTTTTGCTCCAGTAGTGGTACGAGGTGAAGAAAAAGAAGGAGTAAAATTCTGGGGATTTGGTAAAACAGTTTACCAGGAACTTCTTTCAGTTATTTCAGATCCAGATTATGGTGATATTACAGACCCATTAAATGGACGAGATGTTAATGTTGAATTTAAAACAGCAGAAGAAACTGGGGCTACTTTCCCATCTACTGCTATTAGAGTTAAGCCAGTAACGGCTCCAATTTCAGAGGATAAAAATATTCTAGAATTGGTATCAGATTCACAACGTGAACTCACAGAAATTTATCAGGAAAAGACTTATGATGAACTTACTGAGATTTTAAATGATTGGCTTGAAGGTAAAGGTGATGAAAAAGATGATACTAAATCAGGTGAATCAGTTACTTCAGATAAAGTTGCAGAAACTACAAAAACTGTAGAATCTGTATCATCAGCTTTTGATGAATTATTTAATCAAAACGCTTAAAGAATAGGATATACAGATGTCTGTACGGGATGAGTTAGCTGATGTCCTTGCTGATACTTTAAATAAGAAGTTTAAGGACATGAAAGTGGCGTATTTTTTGGATGGGTCTGATAGTACGCCAACCGATATAAAAGAGTTTATTTCTACTGGTTCAACTGTGTTGGATTTAGCAATATCTAATAGACCAAATGGTGGAATTGCAGTAGGTAGAATTACAGAACTCAATGGATTGGAATCTAGTGGTAAATCTTTAGTTGGAGCTCATATTCTAGCTGAAACCCAAAAGAAGAATGGTGTAGCAGTATATATTGATACAGAAACGTCAGTAAGTCATGATTTTTTAGAAGTTATTGGCGTAGATGTAAGCAGTATGTTATACTTACATTTGGAAACAGTTGAAGATATATTTGAAGCTATTGAAGAAATAGTTTTACAAGTTAGAAGTTCGGATAAAGATAGATTGGTGACAATATTAGTAGATTCACTTGCAGCGGCAACAACTAAGGTTGAATTAGATGCAGACTTTGATAAAGATGGTTGGGCTACTGCAAAAGCAATTATTGTTTCCAAAGCTATGAGAAAAATTACTCAAATGATTGGGCGACAAAAAGTTGCTTTAGTATTTACAAATCAACTCAGACAAAAACTAGGAGTAATGTTTGGAGACCCTTGGACTACAAGTGGTGGAAAGGCATTACCATTTCATGCGTCGACTAGAATTAGATTAAAAAACAAAGGTCAAATAAAAGATTCTAAGAAGAATGTTATTGGAATGACTATTCTAGCGCAAGTTGTAAAAAATAGATTGGGACCTCCACTAAGAAAAGCGGAGTTTCCTCTTTATTTTGAGAGTGGTATCGATGATGAAGGTAGTTGGCTAACTATAATGAAAGAACATGGTATAGCTAAAGTTGCTGGAGCTTGGTACTCCTTACCAATAATTGATTTGGAAACTGGGAAAGAAATAGAAGTAAAGAAATTTCAATCTAAAGATTTTGCTGATATGTTAAAAGATGAAGATCTAAAAGAATATATCTATAAACTCATCTGTGATAAAGTTGTTCTAAAGTATGATAAAAGTGCTTTAGGAATTGACGATGTAGAAATTACAGATGGGGTGGATGATGAATAAAAGATATGTCAGTATACTTGAAGAAATTAAGAAAAAAGGCGGTAGTTTAGATGGTGGTCACTTCAATGATAAGGTACTTATTGTAGATGGTCTGAATACCTTTATAAGAGTATTCAGCGTTATGCCAACTCTCAATGATGATGGAATTCACATTGGGGGAATAGTTGGCTTTCTAAAAAGTATAGGTTACGCAATCCATCTTTTCAATCCCACCCGAGCCATCATAGTATTTGATGGTAAGGGTGGGAGCACCCGCCGTCGTAAGTTATTTCCTGAATATAAAGATGGTAGAAAACCAAAGAGTAGATTAGTGCGCACATATGATTTTGCTAGTGAGGACGATGAGCGAAAGAATATGATGAAACAATTACAATCTGTAATTGAGTATTTACAATTATTACCAGTTACAATTTTAGCTATGGATAATATTGAAGCAGATGATGTTATAGCTCATTTATCTAAACAAATTTTTGATGAAAGTGACGTGGTTATATCATCTACTGATAAAGATTTTCTTCAACTTATAAATCATAGAATCAAAGTATATAGTCCTACTAAAAAGAAAATATATGATAGGGATGCAATATATGATGAATATGGAATACCATCAAAAAACTTTTTAACTTATAGAATATTAGAAGGAGATAAATCTGATAATATTCCTGGTGTACGGGGCGCTGGACTTAAAACTATCATAAAAAGATTTCCTAAAATAACAGATAGAGATGAACCATATTATACATTAGAAGAATGTATAAAAATTTCAGAAGAAAAGAAAGATGAATTAAAGTTATATGAAAGTGTGGGTATTTGTAAAGAACAATTATTTCTTAATAGAAAATTAATGCAATTATTTAACGTAGATATCACACCTAGTAGTAAGATGAAAATTATGGATATAGTTGAAAGTAATATAACAGAATTAATAAAATTTAAATTTGAAACTAAGTTCGTTCAAGATAAATTATTTACAGCATTGCCGAATTTACAGGGTTGGTTAACTCAAAATTTTACACAATTGAATAGATACGCAAGGATGAGTCATGGGAAGAAAGCGTAAATATTTTACAGAAAAACAACAACAGTTAGCTCAGAGAAAATGGCAAATGGAGCATTATGAGCGTAATAAGGAAGCTTTACGTAAAGTTGCTAGGGATAGGTATAGAAAGAAAAGACGAGACGAAATAACGGAAGAACGTAGAAAGCAATTATATGGTGAGTAATGAATCTTATTCAATTGAAGATGTTAAAATTTCTGAATTCGTTGCGATAGATCAGGTAAATGCATTAGATATAGTATTTAATAATCATTATTCAAAAATTATGCCAAGATTAACTAAACATTTTCTTGGAAGTTTTATTAATAAGAAATTAGTAGGGGTTATTACTCTTGGGTGGGGAGTCCAGCCACTCAATACTATTAAAAAATTATTCCCTTCTTTACAATCAAAAGATTATTTAGAGATAGGTAAAATGTGTATGTTAGATGAATTACCAAGAAATTCAGAATCTATAATTTTATCTAAAATGTTTAGGTGGGTTAAGGAGAATAGACCAGATATAAAATTAATTTATACTTGGGCGGATGGTATATTAGGAAAACCAGGATATGTTTATCAAGCAGCTAATTTTTTATATGGTGGGTTTATAACTACTGATTTATACTTATCTGAAACTGGTGAAAGAGTTCATCCAAGAACAGCACAAGCTTATTTGAAAGATAAGAAAGGTGTTAATATAGGTAGGAGACCTAATAAAGAGTTTTTAATTAATAACAAATGGAGTCATTATAGAGGCAGACAATTTAGATATGTCTACTTTTTGTGTAATAAGAGAGAAAAAAAAA